CCAGCACCGCTACTATTGGTGATATGTGGATCCTTACATCTACGACACAAGGCACAGCTACTCAACCATGTCCTAATCCTTCTGTCGGCACAGCTTCAGCCGGCGACGGTGTTATCTATACGGGAATTAGCCCTGTTTTTTGGCAAAATGTCGGACCTATTCGCGGGCCATTAGGCGCACAAGGAAATCAAGGCTATCAAGGTTTTCAAGGATATCAAGGCGATCAAGGTGAACAAGGAAATCAAGGATACCAAGGCTACCAAGGAGATGGATTTAGTTCGACTGTTTTTACTAATAAAACAGCACCTTTTTCTGCTTTTAGCTTAAATAAGAATGACGGCACGGCAGCTTTTATAGAATATTTCATATACGAAACCATCAATTCATATTATAGAGCAGGCACAATGGTAGCTGTGTGGGATAAAACAGCTAATACTATTACAATGAACGAGCTTACTACTCAAGATCTTAACGGTACGACTTTAACTTTTGTTTTTACGGCCGCTATAGTCACACCAAATGTAGTAATAACAGCCACTATAGCGACCGGAAATTGGACAGTAAAAATTAGTGCTAGAATAATCTAATAAGATACTATCATAATAAAATATCCGTAGAAATATACTTTATATACCTACACACTAGGAGCTTCCATGCCTAACACTAATAATCTTATAATTCGCAATGGTTTAGTCGTGATGGGCGGTGTAAGTCTACCTTACAAGTCTGTGTCTGCAACTTATACAGTCGACGCAGATTATGATTATTTTATCGATTGCTCTACCGGCACATTTACAGTCTCATTGCCAGATGCTACTTCAATAACAGCACGCACTTTTATCATCAAAAACTCTGGTAGTGGTGTAATAACTGTTGATCCGCATAGCGCTCAAACTATTGACGGCGCAGCTACAATAAGCCTAAGCCAGTATGCCAGTGTGTGGGTTCAGAGCAACGGGACAAATTGGGTCGTAGGCGGCCCCGTAGGCGAACAAGGCTCACAAGGCGACCAAGGAGGTAACGGCGCACAAGGTTATCAAGGAAACATCGGCTCACAAGGTGAACAAGGAACCTTTGGAGCACAAGGAGAACAAGGAAATAACGGCTCACAAGGTGAACAAGGAACCTTTGGAGCACAAGGTGAACAAGGAACCTTTGGAGCACAAGGAGATCAAGGAAATCAAGGCGAACAAGGAACTTTCGGGGCACAAGGAGAGCAAGGAAATAACGGAGCACAAGGAGAACAAGGAAACCAAGGCGAACAGGGCATCTTTGGAGCACAAGGAGAGCAAGGAAATAACGGAGCACAAGGAGAACAAGGTAATCAAGGCGAACAAGGAACTTTCGGGGCACAAGGAGAGCAAGGAAATAACGGAGCACAAGGAGAACAAGGAAACCAAGGCGAACAGGGCATCTTTGGAGCACAAGGCGAACAGGGAACCTTTGGAGCACAAGGTGAACAAGGAAATCAAGGTGAACAAGGAACCTTTGGAGCACAAGGAGAACAAGGTAATCAAGGCGAACAGGGAACCTTTGGAGCACAAGGCGAACAGGGAACCTTTGGAGCACAAGGAGAACAAGGTAATCAAGGAGAACAAGGAACATTTGGAGCACAAGGAGAACAAGGAACCTTTGGAGCACAAGGCGAACAAGGTAATCAAGGCGAACAAGGAACCTTTGGAGCACAAGGCGAACAAGGAACATTTGGAGCACAAGGCGAACAGGGAACCTTTGGAGCACAAGGCGAACAAGGCACCTTTGGAGCACAAGGAGATCAAGGTAACCAAGGAGATCAAGGCCCAGCCTATGCGAACACTGCGACTATAACATCACAGAGCGCTAATTACGTAGTCTTTTCCTACGCCGACACTTATGCTAAAGCTGTATTCATAGACTATTACGTTACGAATGGGTCATCCCATAGTAGGTCTGGGACTATAACGGGGGTTATAAACAGTTCAGCAAACACTGTAAACTTTACAGACACATCCGTAGACGATTTAGGCGGAGATACTTCTGGTATTGCGTTCTCTTTAGCTATAACTTCTAATCAATTAGAGCTCACAGCTGTTATAACTGCGGGTACATGGACCGGTGTTGTAGGAATCAGATCCCTAAATTAAAAAGTATCGAGCCGAAAGGTTTTAACTAATGCGGTAATATAATGTTGGTACCTGAAAGGGCCATAAAAACCCTTTTTTTAAAGTATCAGAAATCTGCATTTATAATCGCTAAAAACGAATCGTCATTAAAATATAAATTAGAAATCTTCTGGTTCAGAGAAGTATAATGTATAAAGACTTTGTAGTACGTGACGGTCTTATCTCACTTGGCGGCATGACATTTCCGTATACCGCCAAAACTAGTAATTATACGATCGGCGATAATGATTATTTTATAGATTGCACATCTAATAGCTTTACTGTCACGCTCCCAACGGCAGTAGGTAATACTGGTCAGATCTATATAATTAAAAACAGTGGTGCTGGAACAATTACTGTCGATACTACATCATCTCAGACGATAGATGGGCAATCAACTGTAACTCTATCGCAATATGACAGTATAACAGTAGAAAGTAATAGTTCTAATTGGTCGATTACTGGTTCGATGGGTATAGAAGGACCGCAGGGCTATCAAGGAAGCCAAGGCTCACAAGGAAACCAAGGAAATCAAGGAACCGTTGGCTCACAAGGCAGCCAAGGCAATCAAGGCAATCAAGGATTTAGGGGTGAATCTACTGGCGAGACATTTTATTTCAATTACTCTGTCGCATCTGATGTAAGTGGTTATAAAGAGCTATCTTTAACTCCAATTACTACAGCCCAGCAGATGGTTACGACATCATTGCCTGGAAGTACAGATAATATACTTATCGCCAGCTTTATAACGCCAGAATTAGGCTTTTCGGTCATACCCGGTGGTTCACAATTATTCCATCAACATTTTCTTAAACCCGCTTCCAATGACCACATACAAGCTTATATCACAATTCAATTGGCAGATTCTGCTGGAACGGCAATAGGATCAATAATACCAACAAACGCTCCATTGATAGGATGGGTTGATGCTGTAAATGCAGCAGAAGTCTTAATGGACTTAGTGTTAACGACGACGACTATAGATCCTACCAATCGCTTGATCGTTAAGATTTATGCGAATAACGATGATGCTACAACCCATTCATTAAATTGGTATACCGAAGGAACTGCATTTTATTCTTTTGTGAGAACAACTGTAAGTGTTGTTCCAGTAGTAGGCCCTCAAGGATACCAAGGAAACCAAGGCGAACAAGGCTCACAAGGCACACAAGGCTCGCAAGGACCTCAAGGCTATCAAGGAGAACAAGGCCAAGGCTCGCAAGGACCACAAGGCTATCAAGGAGAACAAGGCACACAGGGTCAGGGTTCACAAGGATATCAAGGAGAACAAGGGAATCAAGGCGAACAAGGCCAAGGCTCACAAGGCTACCAAGGCTACCAAGGCGAACAAGGGCAAGGCTCACAAGGCTACCAAGGCTACCAAGGCGAACAAGGGCAAGGCTCACAAGGCTCACAAGGCTACCAAGGCTACCAAGGAAACCAAGGCGAACAAGGCCAAGGCTCGCAAGGCTACCAAGGCTACCAAGGCTACCAAGGAGAACAAGGCCAAGGCTCGCAAGGACCACAAGGAGATCAAGGAAACCAAGGGCAAGGCTCACAAGGCTACCAAGGCTACCAAGGCGAACAAGGGCAAGGCTCACAAGGCTACCAAGGCTACCAAGGCTACCAAGGATCAATAGGGTCTCAAGGAAACCAAGGAAACCAAGGATCAATAGGGTCTCAAGGAAACCAAGGTTTTCAAGGTGTAACTGGCCCAGTGGCTGGATCTGCAAATCAGGTAGTTTATAAAGACGGAAGCAATGCTGCTGCTGGCTCTTCAAGTTTTACTTTCGATGGTACAACAGTAACTGCTCCGATACTTTCAGTAACTAGAACTGCTGGCACAGGAACACAAAGTCCTTCAGTAACTGTTACTGCTCCTGCTCACACCGCATTGACTGCTTCTACTGAATCTAGCGATCTAAATATAAACCTAGCAAGAACTGCACAATTTGCGACTGGTGCTTTAACTCTTCAAAGGGCAGTTAGAATACAAGCCCCAACTTATAGTTTCGTTGGTGCAAGCACAGTAACTAATGCTGCAACAATTCAAATAGATTCTGCTCCTGCTGCCGGTAGTAATGCAACTATAACTAATTCATATGCTCTTCGTGTTCTAACAGGAACCGATACTGGTGTTGGCATAGTTATACAAGGCTCTTCTTCTCAGTCAGGAGATTTATTCAGAATACAAAACTTTGGTGGAACCAAACTACTTTATGTAGACAGTAACTACTCACTCTATTTAGCAAGGTCTTTAAATTTAACTCCCTTTAATACTTCTGCTGGAAATACAAGCGAATTAAGGTTTTATGAACTAGCAGCAAATGGAACTAATTATGTAGGATTTAAAGCTGGAGATATTGTAGCAAGTAATGTAATATGGACATTGCCAACTGTTGATGGTACTAATGGGCAGTTTCTGTCTACAAACGGAAGTAGTGTTTTATCTTGGGGTACGCCAACTTCTAAGTCAGCAGGGAGCGATATTTTTCTAGCTAACAATTTTGGAGGTTTATAATGCCAGTCACATCAACGCCTATCTTTGCTCAAGCACCATACTTTGTCGCAAAAACACTTGCAGCACAAACAGCTTGTACAACTAGAGGCCCAACAGCAACAGCTAGCCTTGCAGCAGCAAACATTATCGAAGTTGTGCCGACTTCTACCAATGGGCTAAGGATTGATAGTATTCAAGTCAATGCTTGTTCTACTTCTTTTACTGCACCTACCGCTGGTAATATCGTAGGCATATGGGTATGGGATGGCACCACAGCTTTCTTGTTTACTGAAATACTTGTGACCGCTGTAACACCATCGACAACAGTCGCCGGATTCACTAGTACTTTGACTTTTGCTAACCCTCTTGTTTTACCATCCACATTTAAGCTTTTTGCCTCTGTAAGTGTTACCACTACTGCTAGCACAACAGCATTACAAGTATGCGTAATGGGAGGGGCGTACTAAATGCCTGGAGCGCTTAGCTATGGCATGTTGCCAAGCAAATCGCCAAAAGGGTCTGCGTTTCAAGCGGTCCAAGAGACTATTATATCATCTGGTAGTATACAAATGTTCGCCGGATCTACTGCTCCTTATGGTTGGCTTATTTGCGACGGAAGCGCTGTGAGTAGAAGCGTCTATAGCGATTTATTTAAGGTCATTGGAACCACATATGGGGCTGGAAATTCAAATAGTACATTCACACTACCTGATATGAGGGGTAGATTGCCTATGGGAGCTGGGACTGGTACTTCATTAACAGCTCGGACTCTAGGATCAGCTTTAGGGGCAGAAACAGTCACACTAGCCACTACGAATTTGCCTTCTCATACTCATGCTACTTCAGTTAGCACAGAAAGTGCCACACATACGCATACCGGCACAAGTTCTGACCAAAGCGTAACTCATACTCATAATTATAACTTGCCTATAGGTACTACTGGCTCAACTACTGGTATCATCGATTCACTTACGGCCTCTAGTTCTGGAACGCCACTAACTGGCGGTCAATCTGCTGACCACATTCACGGAACAACCTTTGGCAATGCGAGCCAAACCCATTCGCATAATATTATAAATAATCCCACAGGCAGCGGTACTGCATTCGGAATTATATTGCCGGCAATAGCTGTTAATTTTATTATAAAAATATAGGTGAACAATTGGCTGGAGCATTTGCATATAACACGATACCGGCTAATGCCCCAAAAGGCGGAGCGTTTGCACCTGCCAGCACTACGATCATACCGGCTGGAGTAATAGAGATGTTTGCTGGTTCTGCTGCTCCCGATGGTTGGCTGATATGTGATGGAAGCACTGTGAGTAGAAGTGTATATCAAAACTTATTTAAAGTAATAGGCATAACTTTTGGGGTGGGAAACTCAAATACTACGTTCACATTGCCTGACATGAGAGGTAGATGTCCATTGGGCGTCGGCTCTGGCCCTACTCTTACCACAAGGGCGTTAGCGGCAACTGCAGGAGCAGAAACCGTTACATTAGCTATAACTAATCTGCCTTCTCATACCCACACGGCCACTATAGGAGCAGACAGCCCCACCCATGCACATACAAGCAACACCGTAACTGGAGCATCAGCAAACCATCAACACTATTTTAGTCATACTGCTGGCACATCGGGTTCGTATGGTTTAATGGACTCTGGTACAGCTAGTAGTTCTGGTCAACCCAATACCAGCGGCATTCAACAGAATCATACGCATTCGACCACCACAGGAAATGAAAGTGCTAACCATACTCATACATTTACAAACTCTAATACGCCTGCCGGAGCTGCAACCGCGTTCGGGATTATGCCACCATCAATAGTCATTAATTTTATTATAAAAATATAGGTGATCAATTGGCTGGATCATTCAATTATAGCATGGTACCGACTAACTCCCCTAAAGGAAGTGCATTTCAAGGCTTAACAGCATCAATCACCCCAGCAGGAGTAATAAGGGCTTTTTCTGGCTCTTCAGTCCCAAGCGGTTGGCTAATCTGTGACGGTAGCACCATAAGCAGAATGGCATTTAGAGATCTGTTTAAGGTCATTGGAACTACTTTTGGTTCTGGTAATTCAAACACCACTTTTACGCTACCTGATATGAGGGGCAGGTTACCTATTGGAGCCGGAACAGGCACATCTCTTACCGCTAGGACTTTAGGTACGACTTTAGGAGCAGAAACAGTTACATTAGCTGAAGCTAATATGGCTTCACATACTCATACTAATAACTCCGTTAGTGCTATTAATACCACAAACCATGTACACACAGCGACCAGTGGCACTGTGTCTGCGGATCATTCACATGGTTGGGGTAGAAATGTTGGTTCGTTTGGTAGTTATGGTTTGAGGGATGGAAATAATAGAAGTGCTAATGGATATCCAAACGTGCAAGGTGCTACTGCTGGACATACCCACACCACCACTACTGGCACACAGAATGCTAACCATAACCACTCATTTACTAATTCTTATACCGGAAGCGGCACTCCTTTCGGTATTATTCCGCCAACACTAGTTGTTAATTTTATTATAAAAACATAGGAGAAAATATGTTAAGTTTAAGTATTATTTTAACCAACAGAATAGATGCCTCAGGAGTAGCAACAGAGGATATCTATAATATCAGTCTAATCAAGACAAATACAGATGGTGTTACAAGAAATATTACCATGCCAGTCTTACCAGATTCTGATACTGGCCGATTTTTATCTAATCTTGCAGATCAAGTTTGGAATTATATCCCCTCAGCTCCACCAGATGCTCTTTCTCAAGCTAAGGCTTGGGTGTTGCAAAATATAGATAGCGATTGGGCCGTATTAGAAAAGACTGGCTGGGACTCAGGTCAAGGTTATCATCTAGGCATCACCCCTTCTGATGTCGCCCTCTTGGTAGGCGTTTTTTCATTAGCTAAAGAAGCGGCCGCATTAGGGCTACCGCTACCAAGTTTAATTAGCATGGCTAATACACCAATCGCATTTTCCACGATAGAAGAAATGACTATGCTCCTGCTGCAATACGGCCAAGCACGCTCAACTATAGCTAGCGAATTTGCAGCTAGGAGAAAAATAGTGTATGATGCTACTA